ATATTGGGAAGGACGGAGAGCCGACTGGCATTGCAGTTCCTTATATTGTCACTATTTGTAGAGATACCAGGGACGTTTTAAGCATAAGACGGAACTATAAGCCCGATGACCCCTTACGCAAGAAGATTGAATACTTTACGCATTATAAATTCCTGCCAGGATTAGGCTTTTATGGATTTGGCCTAATTCACATGATAGGAGGCGTGACTAAGTCAGCCACTTCGATTTTACGACAATTAATCGACGCAGGGACTTTATCAAACCTTCCTGCTGGTTTTAAGTCTCGTGGATTAAATATACAAAGATCCGATGATCCTATTCAACCGGGAGAGTGGCGTGATGTTGACACCCCCGGAGGAACGATAAAAGAGTCCTTTTTACCGTTGCCGTATAAAGAGCCGAGTGGCACCTTAGCCAATTTATTAGGCGTTTTGGTTGAATCTGGGAAGGGGTTTGCTTCTGTTATAGATAAGGGAGGTGCTGACGGTAGTCAGAATGCCCCGGTTGGTTCAACAGTTGCTACGCTTGAGCAAGGGCAGCGAGTCATGTCGGCTATTCATAAACGCTTGCACTATGCGCAAAAGAATGAGTTCAAGATCTTAAAAAGAATTTTCGGGGAGGTTTTGCCTCCAGAATACCCATATCAGGTACAGGGAGCGCAACAAACCGTATTTAAAGAAGACTTTGGAACCCAAGTTGATGTCATTCCTGTATCTGATCCTAATATCTTCAGTACGACGCAAAGAATTATTTTAGCTCAAACCCAGCTACAAATGGCTCAAAGTGCTCCACAGATTCATAATTTGAAAGCGGCTTTTCGTAAAATGTATATTGCTTTAAATATACGGGATATTGATGACATTCTTTTACCGGATGCACAACCTGCGCCTAAAGACCCAATACAAGAGAACCAGGATGCTTTAACAAGTGTTCCTATGGAAGCCTTTATTCAGCAAAACCATGATGCGCATATTCAAGCTCATTTATCGTTTTCGCAAAATCCAGCAACCGCTCAAAACCAAGCAGCGGTTCAGGCTTTACAGGCGCATATTCAGCAGCACAACGCTCTGAAGTATCGTATTCAAATTGAGCAGATTTTGACTCAACAAGGGGTACAGTTACCACAGCCTGGGCCAGATGGTCAAATGCCGCAGATTCCACCTGAATATGAAAATCAGATTGCGATGGCAGCAGCCGAGGCTACGCAACAGATAACCGGACAAGAGCAAGCGTTGCAACAGGCTATGGAAGTACCTGATCCCCAACGGGATATGTTTGAGCAACAAATGGGGCTGGAATTTGAGAAATTGCGTTTAAGGGAAAAAGAGGTAGAGCAAAAAGGAGAAATTGATCTTGAGAAGATTGATTCCCAGGAAAGGCAGACTGATGTTAAAATAGCTGCAGATCTCCAAGAAGCTCAACTTAGAGATAAGCGTTCAGCAGATACCAACTTAACGCAGTTAGCAAAAATAGTGAAAGAATCAAGAGAGCAAAAATAAGGAATCTTATGAAATACGCAAATAAAGAGTATCCCAAGGCTGGTAATAAACGTCCTAAAAAAGCAACGGTTAATTCGATGAAAGCTTCAAATAAAGGATATGCTCAGGCAAAGACCTGTAAGGTTAGTACCGTTTCTGAGCTTGGAAAACAGAAAAAGATTAAAGGGGTGGGCGCAGCAACAAAGGGAACTTCGTTCACAAGCTATATTAATTAGTTTATGGATTTTATAAAAATTTCCGAGTTTCTGCTTCGCAAAATCCGCGAACGTCAAGAGGCTCTTAAACACACACTTGCTTCGGGAAGTGCACAAGACTTTGCTCAGTACCAACGTATTGTTGGGGAAATTTCAGGTTTAAATTTCACTGAGAAAGAAATAGTAAACCTGCATGAGAATATGGAAGAGAACGATGGCTGAAGTACCTGAACGTGTCCTAAATTTTGGGTCTAGTGAAGATTCGATAGAGACTGAAGAATCTAAGTTAAGTCCTGAAACTTTAGAAGCCCACGCTGATAAATTACCTGTTCCTACAGGTTACAGAATTTTAATTCTGCCTTTCGAGCCTAAAGTCACCACTCGTGGTGGTATTATGCTTGCTAAACAAACATTAGATAAAGAAAAAATAGCCACTATTGTAGGGCTTATTGTTTCTTTAGGGCCTAATGCATACGCAGATAAAGATAAGTTTCCTAATGGCCCTTGGTGTAAAGAGGGTGATTGGGTTATTTTTGGAAGATACGCTGGTGCTCGTTTTCGTATTGAAGGGGGCGAAATGCGTCTTTTAAACGATGATGAGATCTTAGCTGTTATCTCAGATCCTGAATCTATTCTGCAATAAGGAGTACCGTGATGTCAGAACAACAGATTGAATTAGTATTACCCGAAGAAGAAGTTGATATACATGAAGCGGATGTTATTCAGGAAAAACAGCCTGATGATGACCATTCTGAGCAAAAAGCTACTACTGAAGAGCACACCACTGAAGTAGATCAGTATAGTGATTCCGTTAAAAAGCGTATTGATAAATTAACTTATCGAATGCGCGAAGCTGAAAGACAGCGTGATCAAGCCCTCACTTATGCTCAGTCAGTGTATAAAGAGAAGCAGAACTTGCAAACAAGGTTATCTTCTTCCGACGCTAATTTAGTTTCTGAATATGACGCAAGAGTTAAATCTGAAGGAGAGCGTGCCCGAAATGTATTAAAAGAGGCTCAAGAACTAGGTGATTCTGAGGCAATTGTATTAGCGACGGAAGCTGTTGCAAAGTTTGCTTTGGAAGAACAAAACGTAAAAAGGGCACAATCTCGTCAAAAAATACAAAATAGACGACAATCTACTAGTAATCGTCAAAATAATCAAGTAAATTCAAATCAGCAGCGTCCTAATGTCAGGAAGCCTGATCCACAAGCTGAAGCTTGGGCTGAAAAAAACCCATGGTTTGGTGAGGATAAGCCAATGACAGGGGCCGCAGTAGCTATTGATGAAAGTTTAAGACAAGAAGGGGTTGACCCAACTTCTCAAGACTATTATCAACAGCTAGATGCTCAATTGAAGGAGTATTTTCCTAATAAATTTGAGCAGCAAAAAACCGTGCAACAGGTTGCAGGATCTAGCCGAGGGGTTGGAGCTTCTAACCGAGGAGCACGCCAAGTTAGTTTATCACCTTCTCAGATTGCAATTGCAAAAAGAATAGGTGTGCCACTTGAAGAGTACGCAAAGTACGTTTGAAAAGGAGTATAAAATGACAGATCGTACCTCCAGATCTGCAGAATCCCGAGGATCTAAAACTCGCAGAAAACCTTGGCAACCGCCTTCAATGTTAGACGCCCCAGAAGCCCCAGATGGTTTTAAACACCGCTGGTTACGTGCAGAAGTCAGAGGGCATGATGATCGAGCGAATATGTCTAAACGTATTCGTGAAGGATTTGAACCTGTTCGCGCAGAGGATCATCCCGATTTTGATGCCCCAACAATTGACGAAGGAAGACACGCTGGCGTCATTGGAGTAGGTGGCCTTATTCTCGCAAAAATACCAGAAGAGACTGTAGCAGAGAGAAATCATTACTATAAAGCAGTAACTGATGATCAATTGCATGGAGTCGATAATGATTTAATGCGAGATAGTGATCCACGAATGCCGATTACAGAATCGGATATTCGACGGAATTCTAAAACTTCGTTCGGAAGTCCTAGAAATAGTGACTCCGATTAATTTTCTTTTTTAGGAGAAACCTATGGCAAATGTAGACGCCCCTAACGGCTTTACACCCGCCTCCCACATGTATGGTGGGGTTATTAGACCTAAGAAAATGCGTATTGCAAGTGCTACTAGTGCTGCTATTTTTAGTGGTGATGTTGTGACGCTTTCTTCGGGCTATATTATCCAGGGAACTGCAACTAGCACTCCCGTGGGTGTTTTTTACGGTGTCCAGTACACCGATACCAATGGTGCCCCGCAATGGTCAAATCAATGGACAGCTTCTACAGCTACCCTTGGTTCAGCAGATGCGGAAGCTTATGTTTATACTGACCCTGCTATTATCTATGAAGCGCAATTTACTGCAGGAACTCCTGCCGTAAGCTTTATTGGTAGTAAGTATACACTCAGTACAACAGCTGGTTCCACTAATAATGGACGTTCAAAAGAGGGTGTAACAGCCACTACCTCTAGTGGTATTGCTCTCTGTGTTGGTTTTGTAGATTCCCCAAGTAATTCTATTGGGGCTTCAGCAAGAGCCATGTTTACGTTCCCAACTAACACATTCGCAGTTTAGGAGAGTAACTAATGGCAATTAATAGAGCACAACTCGTAAAAGAGCTTGTTCCCGGCCTTCATGCTCTCTTTGGCTTAGAGTATGATAGATATGCTGCAGAGTATGACGACATTTTTGATTCTGAAAGTTCTGAAAGAGCTTTTGAGGAAGAAGTTATGTTGACTGGCTTTGGAGAAGCACCAGTTAAGAGTGAAGGCAGTAATGTGACATATGACACTGCACAAGAGTCATATACTGCACGCTACACTCATGAAACAATTGCTTTGGCATTTTCATTAACTGAAGAAGCTATCGAAGATAATCTCTACGATACCCTTTCTTCTCGATACACTCGTGCACTAGCACGTTCAATGATGCAGACTAAGAACATAAAAGGATCAAATGTATTGAATAATGCGTTTAGTTCTTCTTATCTTGGTGGAGACGGTGTAGAACTTTGTTCTACGGCTCATCCTACTGTAGCCAATGAAACCCAAAAGAATGAGCTGTCTACATCGGCAGACCTTAACGAAACTTCATTAGAGCAAGCTTTAATAGATATTGCTGCTTTTGAGGATGAGCGAGGTTTGAAGATCAATGCACAAGCTCGTAAGCTCCTTATCCCCTCCGCTTTGCAGTTTGTAGCAGATCGTTTGCTAGAATCTCCAGGAAGGGTAGGTACTGCTGACAATGATATAAATGCTGTTAGAAATATGGGAATGGTTCCAGAAGGATATGTAGTAAACCATTTCTTAACGGATACAGATGCTTTCTTCTTGAAAACAGATGTTCCTAATGGCTTGAAGCATTTTACTCGTACCCCTGTATCAACAAACATGGAAGGTGATTTTGAAACCGGAAATGTTCGGTATAAGGCGAGAGAGCGGTATAGCTTTGGCTTTAGTGACTGGAGAGGTATTTTTGGTTCTCCGGGGGCTTAACTAAAAAAAGGGGAAGGTAACTTCCCCTGATTTTTTCTGGGAAAAAATAGCCCTAGCGACTGTCCCAGCAGACGCTTACGAAGACTCTAGGGCGAAACCTTTCGTAAGGAGGAAACCTAATGGCTCAGACTACTTTCGCTGGTCCAATTAGATCGCTTGCCGGTCTTATTAATGCAGGATACAGTGGTG